GGTCTTTCTGCTCATTCATGTAGTCACCTACAGAACGCATCGTATAAGTTAAATCCCATTTGGTTTGATTGTATCCATCATACCACTCCATAAGAGTAGGATTAGTATTGTAGGTAATCATCCAGTTGTCTTTTACATTACCTTGAGTGATGTAAGCATGAAACATCTGATGGTCAAATCCTTTATGAAGCTCTCCTTTCTTACCATAGAGATTATCTTTGATATCGTAAGGAGGGTCAAGAAACCAGAATGTTCCCACAGGAGCAGATGTCATCATCATCTCCCAGTAGTTGAGATTTGTAATCTTCCAGTTCTGAATCAGTTCAGAATACTTAGGAAGATTCTCAATACCGCGCATAGTGAAGTTGTGATCACTTGCCTGTGCTGAGAAAGAAGATGATTCTGTCAGACCAGAGAAACTACATTTATTAATCACATAGAAAGCAGCAGCACGATAAAGATCTTCTGATTCTGGGTGGTTTAGTTCAATCTTCATTTGATTGAATAGTTCACGGGCGGCATCAGGTGTATTGTATTCTTCTTTGTATCCCTTCAGAATCTCATAGAGACCATCTACTTCATCACGCAGAATACACCAAAAAGTAAACAAAGGATTGTAAAGGTCATTCACCCATACAGGAATGTCTGGGTATTGTTTAGTGAATGCAATAGCAGGACTACCTCCACCCAGAAAAGGTTCACGGTATTCTGTAATGTTTTTAGGAAACTTAGGTAGTAGATATTTCATGGCACGAGATTTGCCGCCAGGATAACGAAGAGGGGTTTTCAGGGAATTCATTCTATAAAAGCTCCAAGAGGCGATTGCTGCTTGACATTGTTTTTACAAGTATACCACAAGTCATAAAATGCATCATGCTTTTTTGCAAACCAACTATCATAAGAATTGTTTAAAATTTTCCATTGTTCACCCTCCCATATTAATTTTTTCTTACATTTTGTATAATTAATTGATGGTTCTTTTTTTCTATCTGCTCCAGTTTTAACACATTGTTTTTCAATCTCTTTGCCTTCTATTAAAAAAACTTTTTTACTTTGATAATTAGCTACAACATAATAATCAGCGTAATGAAGTTTAGTACCACTATCGCCCATTCTATTTTTTAATACTATAGAAGTTGTGAGAGAATGTTTTGCTTGCACAGTTATTTTATCTTTATTATATAAATCATAATAATCATCTTCTGTTTTTCTTTTTAATTGTCCTTTAGATGCAAGCGATAATGCAATTTCTAAAGATGTTCCTCTATCTGATAAATTAGATCTTCCTATTGAATTATCTGCAAAATGAGCAGTATAAGCTTCGTATGTTTCCCAATCAAATACTTCCCAGTCAATCATTTGAACTTACACTCCACCATAATTTCAGTTAAACAAGCAAGAAGATTAATCTCTTGGTCAGCTACGAACGCAATCTGATACTGATACTTAGCAAGCACCAACACAGCAGGAGGAATAGAAGAACCTTCAAGCACCTCAGTCAAAGAGTTGTAGATTTTACGAATGATAGTGTTAGGGTCACTATCCATATTATTCACTACCCACTTACGCACAGTAGTGAATTCTTTATTCTTCATTGCACGAATCAATTCATCTAGATTGACATCAGCAATATCACAGAGCACAGTGGCATCCAGAGACCCACCAGCAGAGTGACGCTGTGCTTCATTCAGAAGACGCCGCCAGTCGGGGTAGTAACGCTGAATCAGTTTGACCAGCACCTTGTCTTCATACGCTACACCAGAGGCATCTAGAATGCCTTTCAAGCGGTCGAAGAATGCCACCTGCAGTCTTTGCTCCTCTTCCTTCTTAATACGAAAGTCAACGACAGTGCAGCGAGAGTGCAGCGGGTCGATGATTTTATTAATGAAATTACAGGTAAAAATAAAGCGACAGTTTGTATGATACTCTTCTACAAAGGTGCGAAGAGACAGCTGCACATCATGAGTAGTATTATCTGCCTCATCGATGATAACAACTTTATGTGCTCCGCCACCAACCAGAGATTTAGTGGTGGCAAAGTTTCGCACCTTATTACGAATAGTATCAAGGAAGCGACCTTCATCACTACCATTGATGACAATATAACTAAGTCCGAGTTGCTCACACAATGCTTTGGCAACAGTAGTTTTACCAACGCCAGCTGGACCAGAAAGCATGAGATTAGAAATCTCACCCTGCTCAATGAATCCAGTAAATACTTTCTTTAACGAATTAGGGAGAATACAATCTTCAATCTTATGAGGTCTGTATTCCTCCACCCACAGGAAATTTTTCATCAAGGCTCAAGCGCAATATAATAAGTCAAATCAAGATTAGAATGCTTCCACTCAGTAATCAAATGTTTAGAAGCACCCACAGAATAATCACCTTGCATCAATCGAAGATTTTCTACTTTAAGATGTAGACGATGTTTACCTTTAAACTCTCCACCAACTGTAATATCATAAACGTGAGAGGTGTCATTCTCTAAGTCTCGCACTGACAAAAGAATTTCTTTATCTGTATCAATTACAAAATCAGGAAGTTTATAAACATTGGATGCTTTGTTAAGTGAAGAGATATCAGTTGCAGTTAGAGAGAATGATACATCAGAACCTGGGTAATTAACTTTCTTGTCTGGTGCAGTTTTAAGAGTAATTTCAGGGTCGCTGAAGTAATACTTAACACGAGATCTACCAGATTTGATAACAAGATAGTCATCGTTGTCAAACACCAAACTAGGGTTGTCAAACAAAGAGAGACCAGAAAGAAACTGAGTGAGATCGTAGATAGCAAAAGTTTGTGGAAAACTTTCTTCAACTGTGGCAGAAGCAAGGATGTTTTCTTCATTACTGATAGTACGAATTACATTACCTTCCTTGATCACAATTGATGTGTTGATAGTAGAAAAGTTTTTTAGAATATCAATAGTTATTTTGGACAGTGCAATAGTGCTCATTTAAACTCTCCAAGACCGTTATCCATACGACTATAGTGTTTGTCGAAGTGAAGCAATAGCATAGCATAGTGAATCACTTTTAGCAAGTCGCGTTTATTGTGACCATCTTTGTCACCATAACGACTGCCATATTTGAGAATGTTTGCCTGGCAGAAATCTGGTGCCAGGTCTTTTGCTGCCATCAAGTCAATTGTTTGAATATCATTATAGGCATCATTATGACCACAGTAGTGACTACCGTAGGTGCTCACAACATAATCCTCAACCTCTTTGAGGATTTTGTCTTCATTGTATTTCCATTGCATAATTCAATTCCTCAATAATTTTGCTCTTGATGTTCTTTATAAATGAGATGCTCCCTACGTTCTGGATCAATAAATTCTCGTTTTACTCCTCTCTTACTATAACCAGAACCTTTTTGTGCCTTAACAAGAGCGGTGTTAATTTCATCATACAAATTTTTATAGATTGTATAATTTGTATCTTTCATCATAAAAATTTTATGCTCATGATCATTCAGCAAAGCAGCCAAAGCGTCAAGCACATGATTTGTTTTAATTGTGCCAAATTTAAGCACAACTTCAGTTTGGGGTTTGTTAGCCATGGTGTGTCTCCATAATAAAGAGTTTTGGGGTGTTTAATAATGTGCTGTTAAAGAGTAGCAGCACTTTCTTGAGCATGACGGCGCACCATCTCTTCTGGAGATTCGTTATCGTCATCATCGGGGTCTACGTTAGCATCAATCTTAGCATACAGCTCAAGGAAGGATTGCTTGGTTTCATCATCAAAACGAGCAACACAAACTTCAATTGCTTTCTTGCGCTTGCCGAAGATGCTAAATGCACGGATGATATGCACAAGGCGGCGAGTAGAAACAATCTCGTCCACGCCACCATCGTAGAAGGTCTTACGAATAATCTCTGCCCATGCTACCAGACGCTCAACAAACTCAGCATCGTAAGCATCCAGAGACTCTGCAACTTTTTTGAGAATAGCAGTTTCTACTTTGGGCGAGGGATATGGTTGCTCAAAGGTTACAGGAAAACGCTCAAGGAATGCTTCGTTGAGCACATTGGTGCCAATGAAGCGACCGTCATCGCTGCCCTTACCTTTAGTATTGGCGGTGGCAATCACGTTGAAACCGTCAGCAGGTTTGACATACTTACCAATCTTCTTCAGGAAAACACCTTTGCCTTCTAAGACTGATTGCAAGCAAAGAATTTTATTAGATGCAAGATCCACCTCATCCAGAAGTAAGATTGCACCGCGCTCAAGTGCTTGGATGACTGGACCGTTGTGCCACACTGTTTCGCCGCCAACAAGGCGGAAACCCCCAATAAGATCGTCCTCATCTGTTTCGATAGTGATATTGACACGAATCAACTCCCTCTTCAGTTGAGCACAAGCTTGCTCAACCCCAAAAGTTTTACCGTTGCCAGACAGACCAGTGATAAAGACAGGGTAATACTGGCGAGAAGAAATAATTTTCTTAATATCAGTGAAGTTACCAAAGCTGACGAAGTTAACATCACGAGCAGGAATAAGGTTTTCATTTTTTTCTACCACAGGATCAACTGCAGGTTGATTGAAAGTTTGCTCTAACTGCTCTACAGCAGTCAGGTGCCACAGACCACGCCGCACCTTGAATGATTCAAGTTTCTTGGTAAGAGTTTGGTAAGACATACCAATCTCATCAGCATAAGTGCGAAGGTCAGCAGTAGTTACAACCTGACCGAAACGCTCAATGATGGGGGCGACTTCAAAATTTTGCATGATGGGTTTGTTTTGTATGTAAGTATTATAGGGCAAAAAGAGTGGGAGCGCAAGCCCCCGAATGATTGGATTAACTGATGAGTGAAGCGAAGGAAGTCAACATCTTCTTATTGACGCTTTTCTTGGCAAGAGATTTAGTAAATGCCTTACCGATTTCTTTAGTGCCAGCATCAGCTTCCACATCAAATTCGCTATTTGCAGATAGCGAATCCGTTGCCATCAGATAGAGAGACTGATAACCAAGAAAATCAACTAACTCTACAGACTTAGTTTTCTTCCATTGTTTCTGCACTTCATCAAAAGATATTTTACAATCTTCAAGATGATAAGTGTTGTTTAATCCACGACCATTCACAAGACGAATACCAATTAAGTTTACATCGGGAAAACGATCACGCACACACTGCAGAAATACTTTGGTAATTTTATCAGAGTTACCATAGTATCCACCCTCAAAGCGAGGATACATGCGACCAGTTTTACGATCACGCAGCACACAATGAGAATCAATATGATTATAACCTACACGACCTGGGCGATAGTTATTTTCAATCAGATAATTAATTGACTGAGATTCACCGTCAGTCAGAATAACCACATTGGTTTTCTGCACTTTAGTGCGCTTTTGAAACTCAGGAATAACTACGGTGAGAGCAATCACTGCTTCATTCAATGGGGTGCCAGACAACCCATATCCACCAGGCAAAGTGTAACCAGAATATCCTTTCTCTCCCTGCACAAGACGCCAGAAATTCTTCAGTTGAGCTTCAAGGTCTTTGGTATTACGACCATTACTACTGACCATATTTAGCAGGCGAAAGTTTTCATATACCGCCACATAACCAGGCACTTCTTTGTGATGCTTGGGAGATTTTGTACGAGTGCCAGACGAATAATCGTAAGATCTCTGATACCAATAGTCATTAGTAAACGCATAAATTTCAAACGGAATCTGCACCTTCTTACAAAACCATGCAAGGTTAAGAAGTTGTTTGGTAGTATCCTCAAGAATACTACCCATTGACCCAGACCAGTCAAGAATAAAAATCAGACCGTGACTCTTACCATCTGGCACAATGTTAATCTTTTTAAATACATCTTCATTCCACTTGTAGGTATGGAGTTTCTGAGTATCAAGAATGCCAGTCTTGGCAGTAGATGAACGAGCATACTGGTCTGCTGACTTACGCATCTCAAACTCTTTCACAAGGTAGTTAACCTCACGCTGAGCTTCTGCACGAAACTTAGCGTAAGATGTATCAACTTCATTGAAAAGAGATTGTGCCTGCTCGCTAAAAGTTTCGCGGCAATCTTCCATCACCTGCTTGTTAGAGATAACAATGGTATCAATCTTCAGGGGAGGAAGCTCAATATAATTGATTTCCCTCGGATGATAGGAATCATCTTGCAGTTTCTTCTGTGCTTCATTGAATGCAGCATCAGTTTCAGATTCCAAACCACCAGTTTGACCAGCACCAGACTGAGCACCATCACCAGAATTATCAGGTTGGTCTGCATCAGCACTACCTTGCGTTTGGTTACCGTCACCAGATACTTGCTGATCAGCACCGCCTTCACCCTCATCTTGAGTGGAATCACCCCCACCTTGAGTAGAGTTGGCAGTATCCATCTGAGCATCAAGTTGCTGTTGCTCCTGCTCCTTAGTGTATTCAAGGATTTGGCGAGCAACTTCTACAACCTCATCAAAGGTTTCAGCAGCAGCGAGAGCATCAACGAATACTTTCTCTTCAGGTTTCCAAGTAAATACTTGACCAGCATGAACGCCAATCTTGAAGTAAAGATTGATACGGTCAATCAGTGCATAGGTATCCATGCCACGGTCGCCAATGCAGAAGAAGTCATCATCGGCAAGCTCTTTATAACCAGTGTAGAAGTTACGAGCGAGACCAGGAAACTTACGCTTCATCAGCTTCTCAATGCGAGCATCCTCACATACATTCAGATAGGACTGAGGAATGCCATAATCGTTACCCCACTTGTCTGGAGTATAGAGAGCGTGACCTACTTCATGACCCACGAGCATATCGTAGACATTAGCAGAAGCCTTCTCCCACATCGGCAGGGTCAGAATACGATCTTTCACATTAAACATTGCCGTCTCAACATGGCGGTGCTCCACGATGAGATTCTCAGTGGCAAGCAGTCGGGCGAGATTGCCCTTGACTTCGGTGTTGAGCATCGGTCTCTTTCGGTGTTGCACCTAGTATACGACAAAGGGGGTGCCGAAGCAACCCCCTATAAGTCAGTCAAATACTTCGTCAGTGACGTATGAGAAATTTTTATGCTTCTCAAATCTTAAGCATCTTTCAAACTTGTCTGCCATATTGTCGCGGTGAGAGATAACAAACACGTTAGTTTTGTCATCAAAGGTTTTTAGAATCCATCCTAAGTCACTGTTACCAGATTGGTCAAGTGACCCGTCAAAGATTTCATCTAGGATTAGAAGATTAGTATCCACGCTATTCTTAAGTTTAGCAACACTACGCCAAGTAAGCAGCAGAGCAATATCGATTCTAGCCTTTTCGCCTTCAGAAAAAGATTCATAACTAAACTCGTCTCGGTAACGTGATTTGATTACTTCCTCAAAACTTTCATTCAACATGAAGCTGGCAGAAAACTCCATCTTCTCTAGGTAATCATTGATGAGTTTATTCATCGTCGGGAGGTATTTTTTGATGATGCGCGTTTTGATGCCCGAGTCTTTGAGAAGTTGCGCCGCTGTGAGTAAGCAGTCTTTTTCTTCTTTTGTTTCAGAAATCGTTTCTTGGATTCGCTTCCCGTCTTCGCTGAGGGATTTAAGAATTGAAAACTGTTCCCGTTGATTGACATCTGAATCCCTGAGTTTTCTGATGTCGTTGTCCAGTTCTTCAATTCGTTTATGAAGTGACTTAATTTCATTATTGAGTTGTCGATTCTTTAGATTGAGTTCGTTTATTTCATCAATCAAAAGAATAAAGGTATTCTCTTTAGCTTGGAGATCGGAAAGTTGGTGTCCCAAATCAGACACGCCTTTTTCCACCTCAGCAAGTTTATCCGAGAGAAGCGTGATCTTCTCTTGTTTAAAATGCTCTGCGATACTCTGACCGCATGTTGGGCAAGCATCATTCTCCTCAAAGAATTTCTTCTCCTTTGCGTGTGACTTTCGCTTGGTTGCCAGTTTCTCTTTGATCGAAGTGATCTTAGATATCGTTGTTTTAAGCGTCTGCGTGTCTGAAACGGCAGTGGTCTTAACGTCGATTTCCTTGTCGTTATTGAGGATTTCTGTCTCATAATTTAATGCTTCTGTTAATAGAGTATCTTTACGATTCTCTTTTTCTTGAATATCTTCTTTATTCTTTTTATCAATATCGAGCATAAACTGCTTTTGCATATCAATCTTCTCTTTAATAAGAGACAGTTTATATTCGTGGTCTTTTAATTCGTCGTTAGTAATTTTTATTTTTTCTTTTAAATTGACATTCATAGTTGAGAAGATTTGAATGTCAAGGATGTCTTCAATGATTTCTCTACGAGCTGCCAATGGAAGACGCATAAACGGCACGAAGGTAGATGACCCAAGCACCACAATCTGAGTGAATGATTTGTAATTCATCTTCAGAATAGTCTGCTCAAAATGTTTCTGCTGGTCAACAGCAGATGCATCTTGGTCTAGCAGTGCTCCATTCTGATAGATTTCAAACTTCGTTGGTTTGATACCACGAGTTACTGTATATTTATTTCTACCAATATCAAAGTTAACTTCCACAACACAATCTGATTGATTGATAGAGTTGAGCAACTGTGGTTTATTAATCTTTCTGAATGGTTTACCAAACAAAGCAAATGTAAGAGCATCCAGAATGGTTGACTTGCCAGCACCATTTGCTCCAACGATTAAACTGCTTTTGGTATCAGTCAGAGAAATTTCAGTAAATTGATTTCCTGTAGACAGGAAATTTTTCCATCGTATAGTTTTAAAAACAATCATAAATCTTTTGGTGGCACTACAACGTCATCTGGAGTCACTACAGTATAGCAGTATCCCTTATCTTCGCACACTTTTGTTGCGATGTCAATATCTACCTCAACGATATCCAACTCTGGCAAATCATTGTCATCCTGAGCTTCCAGTAAAATGAGGTATCTTTCAGCATCTTCTTCCTCTTCAAAGAAAAAGATTACATGCTCTCCATCCTCAGATATTACTGAATATACTCCTTCTGGTTGGTCCTTCAGGCAGATTAGAAACATTCATACTACCTCACAGCTCTCAATATATAGGGACTTCATAATACTCTTTAATTTATTTTTGTCAACCGTCAACTCTACTTCATCGATATATTCATTAAGAAGTGACAAAGTATCTTTGACTTCAGTGACATCTGATTCTTCCACAAAAGCATCATTCACTAATGTTTCAATAATCTTTACATCGTGTGGTTGAGTAGCAAATACTTCATCAACAAATTTTTCAAATGCCAGATAGTCTTTCTTATCTTCTACGATAATCTTGACAAAAGTATTTGCACACTCACTGGTATCGAAGCTGAGATGAGAATCAGTAGAATCATTATAAAAGATTTTCTGGAAAATCTCATAAGGGTTCTTGACCCGCTTGAGTTTATTGGTCTTTGGTTCATAGAGATGAAATCCTCGCTCGTCTTTATAATCATTCCAGAACATCTGATAGGGATTACCTAAGTAAGTGATGTTACCTCTAGAAGATTTATGGTGGTAGTGACCTGAAAATACTTGTTTAAATTTTTTGAAGATAGAAGGATCCATGCCATGCTCTTGTTTGATTCCTGCATTAATTTCAAATCCATTTAGTTCTAAATGACCCATGGCAATCTCAGCACTGGTATCGTTAATCCAAGTCATTGTCTCTTCATAGTTTTGAGAGTTAATCCATGGCATCATAAGAATCTTAGTGCCATCAATCATTACAGTTTCTGGACGAGAATAAACTTCGATGTTACTGAAATCTTTCAGCAGTAAATCAGGTGAATTAATATCGTTAGTATTCTTATAGTAAGTGCAGTGATTGCCAAGAATCATGTGAACGAAGATACCCATGTCTTCAAGGCGTTGAAAATAATGTTGACGCACCCTGCTCCAAACATTAAAATCAATCCCCTTACGATTATCAAACGTGTCACCGAGGTCAATAACAGTTTTGATTCCATGTTTCTCAAGTGTAGGAAAGAATACCTCGTCATAGAATTTTTTGAAGTATTCCCAGAACGCAACACTTCCCTTTCTCCCATCTAAATGTTGGTCGGTGATTAATGCTACTGTCATCGTTTAGATCTCATTTCAAGGGACTCTTTAATACTATTCATATCAGAGTGACTGCTATTATAACCAGCCATGTCACCTGTGTAACTGTCTGTATATAATACTTCATCAAATCCTGACTTCTCAAGGATTTTAGATTTAATTTCTAATTGTTTTTTCTCTTTAGAAATACGGCGAAGAAAAGCAAAGTAAATAATCTGAGTAAAATAGGCAAAAGGATTAGTTGATTTTTCTGGATCAAAATTGTGAATATATTGTAAGCAATTTTCAATCCCATCACAAATCATATCTTCCCTAAACATGTAGTTAACAAAGTTAGGTTTGTATGATAAATGAGTAGCAATTTTTAGAAAACATTCTCCTACGTATGGAGGAACTCTAGGCTTGGGTCTTCCCTCTGCTTCTGCTAGAGCAACTTCTTTACGATAAACCATCAAGGCATCTAAGAAGTCTCTGTTATTAACGTAGTTTTCTGTTTTTCTTTTTACCATTTTACCAATATCCTTTGTGTGTATTGTAACACAGGTGCAGATAAAAAGCAAGGGGGCTTGACAGACCCCCCTGATTCCATGTATAATTAACGATGTCGAGTTTCAAAGGTCATTAGCTTCTATTAAATATATCTTCTAAAGATCTACGAGCTTCTTTAATTGATGCTAGATAACCTCTTTGATTTTTAATATCTACTTTGGTAGATGCATCATCTCCATTTTCTTTTTGTAAAGACCTTTCATAAAATTTTTGAATCTTAGAATCGAGTTCAGTAATTGTTATGATGTGGTCTTTTTTTATAATAAACATTTCGTCATAGGTTGCTGCTATCCAAGTTTCAAAAGTAAAACCTTTGACCGCTGATCTACCTCGTTTCATTTCAACAGTATTTACTAGGCGAGGATTTTCAATAATTAAAACATCTTCGTCT